CTCGACGGATTGAAAGAAGTAAAGGAACAGCCCAATCCATACCCATTTCATTGGCTTTTGAATGTAGAACAGCATCAAGGCGGGGGTCGTCATAGCGAATATTTTTATATTCAGATTGTGGGATTTTTACTGATTTCTGCTTTTCCTCACCCTTAACCACGTTTGGCACGTTTACAGGTCGACCAACTTTAAGTTGTTGAGTGGCATTATCCAAGTTAATAAGATGATTGTTTTGCTGTACAAAATCTTTAGGAATAACTGGCGAAGTTGCATCTTCAAGTTGCATTCGATTTACTTCAAGAACACTTTGCACCTGTGTTGCTTTAGCATCCACATCGGCATTTAAATTATTTAATTCAGCATCAATTTGTTTGCCTACATAATTTGAATATCCACGACTAGCACCAAATAAAAGAGCATTCAATGCAAGGTCAGTCGCAACACTTTGATAGGTGACTTCGTATTCTTTACCTCGTTTCTCAAATCCAGCAGAATCTAGTATTTCTCCACTTAGCGCTTGTCCACCAGTCGACAAAGCAGTTGCACCACCCACTGACAAAGCAGCATCTTTTAAAGCGCCAGCAGTTCCTTTGAAACCATAGGATAAAGGCAATGCTGTAGATACAGTTGCCACAGCACCATCCACGGCAGCAACTTTTAAAGCTGTCTCGCTATCAACACCTTTTGCAGTTAAGTCTTTATATTTGTAATTGGTTTCAGAAGCACCAGTTACGGCAGATGCACCAACTACACCACCGAATAAACCACCCGTTACGGCACGTGTAGCATAATCTCCTAGTGCATAACCAACTTGACCAACGACCCCTGTATTTTCTTTATCTTCTAAAGCATTAATGCCTTCTAAAACCAAGCTGTCACGTGCTTTTTCTTTCTTATCCTTGTACTCGGAATAAGGTTCGATAAATTCATTGGTAGATACATCTTTTAAACTGTACCCAACACGATCAACCACAGCATCAATTGGAGCTATTAGAGTATCTGCGACCTTTGCAAAGCCAGCAGCAGTACCACGAATGGGAGCAGAAACCGCACCATCAAACAAACCAACTTCTTTTTTATTGGTTGGTTTGCCTGTAATGCCTTGTTTTTGCAGCTGCTCTACTGATTGTTGTTCATCATCTGCAAACGTATCAAACCAAGTCATTTTTTCACCCCATTCATTTTGATGCGCCAAATAGCACCATCAACGACAAGTGGCTGACCACGTTCATTGATTAGATCATATTGAATTTCACCTGTTGCGGACGGCTTTCCTTGACGTAAACGAAGCGATCTAAGTTCAGAATCACTTAATCCAGTTTGTTTAGCTATCGTGCTGTACCCTTGATCAAGACGATTTTCAAATGATTCATCGTTCATGCCATAAGGTTTTGTTACTTTCCAACCTGTTTTATCAACACCTCTATAGTTTTTGTATGAATTTGGCTGTGTGTATACGCCACCAGTCGACATACTTAAGGCAGTTTTAAGAATCGCTTCATCAGGACTAGCATCTTTAGCTGTATGACTAAATCCTCGTGCATTCATCGTATCTGCATAAACAGCTTTGAATACCTCATAAGCGTTATTTGCATTTGTGCCTGTCAATGTTTGCCCAACATATTCATTGAATGCGAGTCTCAACTCATCTTCTTTAGGCATGATCAATTGCTTGTTTTTGAGTAACTGTGTACCTGAGATAATTGAAGTTGCAAGGTCACGCCCTTCTGTTGAGCTATAACCATTTGCTTTAGCCACACCAGCCATGACGTAGTTCATATCACCACCGCCTAACTGACCTAAAGCAGCACTCCAAATTTTAGAGCCATCCTTTACGCCTTTACTTTCAGTAATCAAATTACCTATAAAATTCAATTTCCCATTTACATCCAACGAATCAAATGCTTTTTTGGCTTCGGGTAATTCTTCAGGTGAAATTGGCTTAATCGTGGCATTTGCATCCTTGTCACGTTGCGAAACTTGGTATGCGCCAATATCTATGACATTAGAAGCAAAGCCTTTTGGATCAGCTTTAAGTTGTAGCGGATTTAGTTCAGGAAGATTGATTCCTTTTTCGCGTAACGCTTGGTTAGGATTTTCTTTAATGGTTTTAACTTTGTTTTGATAAATCGATTCATACACCGAAAGGACTTTGTTCTCTGTTGTAGGATCAGCCGAAGTCGTGTTTTTCATCTTCGCTTTTTGTTGATTGATACGCTTTAATTGTTCGCTTGTATCTAATTTCCCAAAGTCTTGAAAGTTCTGAGATTGATTATAATAAAAATCAAAATCAGCTTGGTATTCTGTACCACTGACCGAAGTTCGCACATCTTCAATGTATTTAGGATCAAGAGCGCGACCAGTTAAAACAGACTGCTTAAAAGTATCAACGACTTTGCCTGCTTCATTCATTCGTTTTTGTTCTAAGACTTGCTGCTTTTGCTGCAAACTCGCCATCTTACTTGAGATAGATTTTTGATAGTTTTGAACTGTCTCACCATCAAGGTTAGGGTATTTACCTTGATCAAGTTCTCCACTTAGTGTTTGCAATCCAGCAATATCAGAATTTTCAACTGCACTTAACATGCGTCCATCCAAATCCATTTTGTCAGACGTAATTTCTAAGTTTCTGCGGTACTCAGTTTTTTGTGCTTCTGGAATATTTGCATTAGCTAGATATGGCTCTAGGTAAGCTTGGCGTTTGTCTCTCGGTAAACGAGTTGCTATGCCAAAAGCCTGATCAACGATCTGCAAGCCTTTTTGTGCATCACTACGCAATTGCAAAGGGAGAAAGTCTGCACTTTGTCTGCCTACGGTGCTATCCACATGCGTTTTAAAAGTGTGCATCGCGTGCATAGGTAAAGAGCTTGATAAATCTTTGAACTGTGTATCAGTCCAAGTCTTTAATTCTTCACTGGCTTGCTGTGAATTTTTGGTACCGTTTGCAACTTCATTGCGCAGTAAAGTTGTTTTTTCTGTGAATGAAGTCGTCAGAAAGTCATCTACTTTTAACTTGCCTTCTCGTTCAGCTAAATCATTGTTGTAGAGTTCCAATCGCTTGTTTAAAACGTCTTGTTCTGCCTGCTTGTCTTGGCGACCTTGTATCGCACCGCCAATAGCTTGCCCTATTTCAGCTAAGCCTGTATTTGGCGTAAATGACTGCATTTGGGCTTGAGCATCAACACGCCCTCTTGAAACTGGAATACGCATTATTTCCACCCATTGGCTTGAGCAATCGCATCAATCGTGCTACTTGCTGCTTTCATACCATAGTTATTACGCTGCATCTTTCCTTGTCGCAATACATCAGAAGCACTATAACCAGCCTGACTAATATTCATTGATGCGTTATATGCTGCATCCCCTAAAATTTCATCTTCGATCAATGCTGGTACGCCTACGTTTACATCCAAACCATTTTCAGCAGCTGCGGCACGTGCGCTAGACGCATCTTTACGACCTTGATTTACGATCTTTTTAGATTGTTGTTTAGCTACCGATTTGATTGTTTTAGCATTGCCCCTAGCTGTAGCTTCTGCCATCAACCCATTCGCTAGATTTCCAGCAGCTTCAAAGCTAGAAGAAATTACATTACCTCCGCACATAAGCTCATCCTCCAAAAAGTGTCTTTACTTTTATAATTCCCTGAACATTTTCAGAGTGATATTTCACAGCATCAAATGCTGGATCTCTTTTCTTTTTTTTGGAATCCACTTCTGTTTTTGAAGTTGATAACTTTGAATCAATTGGGAGTCTTTCAGCGCTAAGACCTGAAACAACTAAATGTCCACACATATCAAACCTCCATCTCTAAAACATGACCACGCAACTCAAAGCCAAAACTTTCATAAAGCTTTACAACTTTGTCAGCATGAATACCTGACATGGTACCCAACTGGATACGATCAGTATTTTGCAACTTAGACCAACCAATGAACGCATTAATTAGGCTTTTTGCTGCATTAGAGCGACGATATTCAGGAAGTACATAAACACCTTGCTCAAATGCGATCTTGTGCCCTGTGCGCCAATCTGAGTTGATTGCGCCTATGACTGCACCTACAGGATTGCTGTATTCATCTGAAACTATGAAAATTGATCCATAACGACGAATCAGAAGCTCAAATACTTCTCGTGCTCCACTCTCGCTAAAGCCTTGCTTTGAAAAAATTGGTGATTCTTTGGTGAGACGCTTGCCGAAATCAACAAGCGTTTCGATATCCTTTAAAGTTGCTGCTCGGACGTGCATCTCTATTTCTCATTGATTGATACCAACATAGAGATACTTTGCATGTGAAATGGCAACGGTTTGTTGTGTGTTATCTTCACTTGAAGATCATGGAGTGATTGCCAACCAAGAAAACTATCTTTTGCATAACCAGTGTATGGCAAGTTCAAGAAAGCATTTTGGTTGTAAAGTTTGGTTGAAATCTCTTGATCATTGATATATCCACCAATCGATTTATTTAGATAGATTGCCATCTCATGCACTTGGATTTTATGAAACATAGCTGTTACAGGCACTTGGCTAAAATCAGGTGGAAGTAGATCAATTTCCATTTCAAATGCTTGACCTAATTGAACTGTTTGGCTCAGTGTCTTATCAGGTATGTTTAAATTTGTTCCTACAATTGTGTAGGTTGAATAGTAATATCCATCGGCATTGCTAAAGCTCACTATCGAATTAT